TTCCTTCGCCGCCGAGGTCTGCAGCGTCGCAGACTTGAGGCGCTTCTCGTAGGCCTCGATGTCGCGCGTCAGCCGCTGGAAGCTCTTGCTGTTGATCTCGTGCTGGTCCCGCAGTCCCCGCAGCGCTGAAATGCTGTTGCGGATCCCGCTGATTGAATTGCTGTTGGCGGCCGCAAACTTCTTGGTGGTCAGCTCCAGGCCCAGCAGCTGCCGGTTCGTGAGCTCACTGCCGCCAGCCAGCTGCTGCAGTGCCGTCTTCGTCTGGTTGATGCCAGACACGCCACTGACGTTTGCCGTCAGCTTGATGGCAGCATCCAGGTTCAGACTCACGCCGCTGCCTCCTCTGCCCACAGCTTAAGAATGGTGGCCTCGATCACCTTCAGGCCGTCGAACATCTCGCGTTCGTCCTCCACTTCCTGCACCTTGAACAGCCACTGCAGCACCCCGTAATCCAGGCCGACAGGGCCAGCAGCACCGACCCGCCACTGGGTCTGAAGGTGCTCCATGAAGAAGCACCAGGTTGCCCAGTTCTCCGGCCACACCTCACACTTCCCCGCGCCAGGGTCAGCGGCCACGGCTGCATCGTCCTCGAGGATGATGTTGAGCCGGGCCGCCTGCTCCCGGAGCTCGCGTTCGTTCTTGTCGGTGATCTGGTCGCTCTTGCCGCCGCTTGCCCAGTACTCAGCGACGGCGATCAGTTTCCCCGGATCGCGCCTCTGAGCGAGTCGTTATAGGCCGTCATGATGCAGCTCCCCATCATCGGGATGGCCAACAGCCGATCCCGTGCTTCCTCGCTGAATGGCACCTCGGCGCCATCCTGGTCGGTGATCCCCTTCCAGCCGATCAGCACCAGGGCCGCCGCTTCCACGTCGTTTGCATCCGACAGCCGGTCCTGCGCATCCTTGGGGGAAAGCGGCAGGAACTCGGCGTCGAACGTCATCTTCTGGCGCTGGCCGCCATCAATGGGTGCGTGGTACTCAACCGGCCACTTGTAGGAAGTGGGGGCCTTGAGAACGAACGTCATTCAGGGTTCAGATCAGGTATAGACCAGGGTGTATTCATCGCTGCCGGCGCCAGAGGGAGGCGCGGTGAATGGCAGCGACAGCATCTCCCGGCCGTTGCGTTCAGAATATGCAGGTGCGCCCAGGTCCAAATGCGGGATGTTGACCGTGACGATGTTGCCGGGGCTGCCGACGTTCTGCACCAGCTGGCCGGTGGTGGTGCCCAGCGACAACGCCTGAGCGAAGAAGTCCTTCGTGCCAAGTGCCGGGGCCTCGATCACAAAGTTGCCGGAGCTCCTGCGGTCGATGATTTCGATCTGGTTGGTGCAGCTGATCAGCTCGTCGTAGTTCATCTCATTCCCCTGCTGCAGGTTGAACGAGGCCAGGCAGTTGGTGTGGCCGGCAACGGCAAACGTCGTGAACGTGTCGGCGAACGGCCGCACCGGAGACTGTGCGCCAAAGGTGGCAGCAGGCGGCGCCACAGCAGTCGGGGCGTTGTATAGGCCCCAGACGGTGAACTCCAGGTAGGGGAAGCTGCGCACCTCTCCGACGATGTTCATCGTGCCGCGACAGCCGGTCATGCGGTGGTTGTTGCCGTCAATGTTGAACTCGATCGTGCAGCTGCTCAGGCTGGTGGTCGCCGGCGCATAGGTCACCGACGTGGTGCCGGCGACGGTCTCAGAGTGCGCGCAGGCCTTCAGAATCGGGCCGTAACGCGGTGCGGTGCCAGCGGTGCCGCTGCCGGCCAGTTCCACCTGGAAGGTGATGGAGACGTACTTGTTCACCAGCTCGGTGGTAAAACCACCGAAGAACGGCCGCAGCTGCTCACGCTCGATGCTGTCAGCCACCAGCGGCTGGAAGTCAGGCCGCACGCGCACCATCACTGCGCTGGTTGCGGAGAGCGCTGCAGCGGTGCCGTAGGTCGTTTCAGACGCTGCCCTCAGCAGCATTCGGCGGCTCAGGAGCGACATCGGGAGAAGAAGGAGGAGGAACGTCTGCAGCAGGCTTAACAGGAGACGTCATCGAAACCAGGACGCGCTTACCTTTGCGCACCTCGAAGGTGCCGCCATGGCCTGCGAACTCGTCGTTGAAGTCGATCATCTGCTATTGATCCGCTACTCCGACAGGCTATGCACCCTGGTTCGGTAGAGGACCTGATACTCAGCCACCATCCAGCCGGCCTGCGTGTCGCCTTCCTCCATCTCTGGTGTCCACCCCTGATAGATGACATCAGTCGCAATGCCTCCCAGGCTCCGGTCGGCCATCATCCGCAGATGCACCTCGGCGCAGATCGGGTCGGCGATCTGATCAGGCACCGCGCCGCGCACGTAGACCGCAATGGCAACCGCCAGCCGGTGGTCTGTGCGCTCATGGGTCGAACCGGGGATGTCGGGCCGATCAGGCCCAGGCGAAACCACGATCGCTGGCGCCTCACCCCTTGAGAGCGGCTCCACCCTTGAGCGGTAGATGCGGCCACCCACCAGCGGTGTGCCGGCCAGGGTGGTTCCGGCGATCCGCTGGAGGATGCGCTCCCGGATGGTGCTCATGGCCTAGGCGGCTTGGCGGCCGCCTTGGTGGCCTTGGGCTTCTTGTTCGGCTGCCGTCTGAGCCGCTCCTGGGCCTGAGCCTTGACGGCGGGGAACTTGGCAGCGGCTCTGAGGTAAGGGTTGGTCACATGGCCTCCAGGGTGGCGGTGTCGGGGGCCTGGGTGGGGCCGCCGAGGAAGATCCGGCTGGGGCTGTTGACCACGACCAGATATTGATCCCAGGCCTCGGGGGCGACGCCGAGTGCGTTTACATGCCAGCCCGGCAGTGCTGTCGGCGGGGTGATCACCTCGCCCGTGGTGGGGTCGGTGGTGCCGCCGGTGTAGATGGTGCCAACCTCATCGAGCGCGTGGGTGTGGCTGGAGGTGAGCAGGTTGCCGTCTTCGGTGAGCAGGCCCTCGGCAGCAGCGAGAGTGCGGAAGGTGGCGCGGTTGGGGAAGCGGTAGCAGTACATCTAGGCGGTGATGGTTTGGAGTTTGGTCGGGAGAGCTTTGGGCCAGTAGGTGAGGCGTTTGATGATCACGTTGCCTTGAGCGCTTGAACTATTGGGCTCCATGCCAATGCCAATTCGATCCACGGATGGCACTGTTCCTGACGTATCGGTCTGCAGCGTTCCGCCGTTTTCCGCAAACGCAAAGTCATTCGCTTTGACTGACACCGCCCCCCTGTACTCAGTCCCCGCTGCATAGACGCCGGCAAAGAATGAAGCTTGCGAAACACTTGCATCTGTTACGTCATAGATCCTATTGGTGCCACCTTGAGCGCGAAGCCAGATAACATTTGAGCCCGTGGAGTTTGAAAATTGATAGACCCTTGCACCGCCTGTATTTGGCGATTGAGGGAATCGATACTGAGCAAGCACCGTCCCCTCACTCTGGTTATACCAGCTAGAAAAGTTCGCTCCAGTATTATTCACCACATCCGCGTTCCTGGTGGCGGAGATGGTGGTGGTTTCTATTGGACTTGTCGGAAGAGATCCATTTTCACATTGCACATAATCTACGGCAATCGCATCGCCGCTGGTGCTTACTCTGAATCCAACGCTAGGGTTGGCCACCGTGGCAGAAGGAATACTGACACGCTCCCAACTGTTGGAAACCGTCACGGCGGTCCACGTTGCCCCGCCATCTTGCGTCATCGAAATGGCACCCGTCCCGGTGATGCGCTTTACGTAGGCACTGGTTGCTCGCGCAGCGCTAGCACTTGTGACGGATTGAAGAATTGTGCCATTGGCAGCTGAAGCGGTGATCTTGCTGGCGCTGCTGCTAATACCATCTGCGCCGATTTGATCTTTTGCGGGAGTGATATTTGTGGCAACCCATGCTGCATTTGTAAGCGTCCGACTCCACAGCAGCAGATTCGCCCTCTGCTCCTCCACCAACAACCCCAGACTTTCCAGCGTCGTCGGGTTGTGCGTGAACCTCGGCTCATTGGCCGCTGCCGTTTTGATCAGGCCATCGCTGCCGACGTAGGTGGCGGCGAGCAGCCGGGTGTACGTGATCAGGTTTTGGCCGCTGATGAGGTCCGCCAGCGACTTGGTGGTGGCGAAGTCGAGGTCGAGGCTGGGGCGGGCTCCAGCCAGATCCCACAATGCGTTGCCCAGGCCGCCGTCCGACACGTCAAGGACCTGGCTCAGTGGCAGCACAATCGCTGAGGATCGCAGCGTTGAAACAAGCACTGAAGACGCCCCATTGGCAGTTGAACTCAGGCTATTGAGAGCCATCAGCCGCTAACCCGCGACACCGTTGGAACCACGGTGAACTTCCCGCCCATCCAGTACTCACTATCCCCACCGCTCTGCCTTGCGTTCAGGTCCCACAGATAATCGCCAGCCGCCAATCCGCCGGTGATCGTGTCACTCATCACCAGCTGAAACCGGCCGTTGACCGCATCCGTAATCGGGCTCGTCATCGTGCCAACCAATGCGCCGCCGTAGGTCGATCGCACGTCAGCGTCAAGCGTCCAGCCGGTAAGGTCTTTGCGCTTGCCCACCCCATACAGCCCACCGGCCAGGTTTGCAGCGGCCACCTTCAGATCCAGCGGTGTGCCGTTCAACGTGGCGCTCACGCTGAACTGATCATGCGTCAGCCCCGCGGCGATCACGTAATAGGACAGGCCAGCATCCAGTCCGCACGGCAACGTCCCGGCCAGTGCCACAAAGCCCACCACGTCACCAGCCACCAGGCGGTGGCATGGCGCCGTAATGATGGTGCTGTTCACCTCCATCGTTGCGGCCACATGGGTCGCGTAGACGATGAACCGCTCCCGCAGCGTGGCGTTCTGGTAGGCCGTGAGGTCTCGGGTGATCATCAATACACCTTGAATGCCGCGCCAACCTTGCCGGTGATCGAAGGCGTGCCGCCGCTGGCGCTCACCCTCCGCAGCCGGACCCACTGCACCGGGCCGCGCAGCCCATACAGCGTGGTGCCGTTCGCCGTGATCGTGAAGTCGGACGAGCCGCCGGAGTCGCGCAGGCTGCCGTAGTCCACCCCATCGAGGCTGCCCTCCAGCCTGACGACGACGTTGGTGCCGATATTGCTCACCGTCACCTGAAACGTCAGGTCGTACCCGGCGGTTTGAACAGCAGCCCCAACACCATCTGCGGCCAGGGTTCCCAGGTCCTTGACCTCAAACGCAGATCCCAGGCCCAGCATGGTCTTTCAGCCTATTTCTCACAGCCTAAGGACCGCGCCATCAGCCACCACGCGCGCCACCGGCGCACCACTGGCCACCGGCGACAAGCCCGTCGCACTCACATACAACAGCGTCCCGATGGCCCAGCCGGTAGTGGTCGCATCCACCACCCCGGCGATCACCATCGAACCGCTCGCGCCTGGTGCCAACGTCTCGGCCATCAGGCCCGCCACGGTCTGTCCACTACTGGTTGCCGCCACCACCGAGCCGTTCCCTGCATCCACCACCGGTGTGCCGGCAGCCAGCGCCACCGCTGCCGCGTTCACCACCTCGAGCAGCTGCTGCTCCGGCTTCTGCAGCGGCACCACGCAATACAACCCATCGCCAACCACGCTCGGCGCATGGCGCACCTGGTACAGCGCTCCGTCAACCCGCAGGAACTCCGATCGCTCCAGGTTGCCGAACGTCGCCGCCAGCGCATTGGTCAGCATGTAGTCCACGCTCAGCACCTGGCCATCAATGACCAGCTCAGCGTTCTGCTCAAACAATGCCCCACCAGAAACGGCGCCAGCAATAACGCTGACGCCGCCTAGGTGCCGGTTGACCACCTCACCAAGCCGAGCGTGGCGGGTGGCCCAGCTCATCAGAAGCTGCCGTTCAGACGGACAACGCAGGTAGCGTCACCGTCGGCGCAGGTGGAGAGGAATACACCGATCAGGGTGTTGCCGCTGGCGACAGCGGTCACGTTCCGGTTCGTGTTGTTCCAGTAGGCGCGGACGCCCTGTGCGCCGCCGGTGCTGGCGCCGGTGGCCTTGGTCAGCGTGAAGGCGCCGACCAGGCTGAAGGAACCGACAGCGCCATTGGCGACGTCGGTCGTGGCCACGCCAAACGTGGCGCCAACCAGGGCCCCCTGGCCGCTGGTGACGGCATAGGGGGCGGTGAGATCGAGCCTCTCACCGTGTTGAACGAAGTTCTTCATGGGGAATCCTCAAGGGGTCGGGGAGAGATCAAACACCGCTGGAGCGGTAGAAGGCGCGGAAGTCCTTGACCGCGCAGCCGAAGTCGAAGCGGGCCAGCAGCTCAACGCCGTCCGGATCGCGCTTCTCGTTCGTGACGATGGTGGGGCCCTCTTCACCGGCCAGGTAGCCGTAGCAGATGCCCTCCACCTGGGTCGGGGTAGCAGCCAGGTACCACTGGGTGGCGGAACCATCAAGGCGAGGCTCGACGATCAGCTGGGTGGCGCCGGCGTAGACGTTCGGGCCGGCGTTGCCGGTGAGCGCTGCGGGGCTGTAGCCGGTCGGATACAGGAACTGCAATGCAGTGCCTTCCAGGTCCGACGGCACGATCATGTAGTTGGGAGACAGGTTGATCACGTTGCCGGCGAGATCGGTCTGCTTGCGCATGGCTTTTTTGCCTGCGTTCATGCCGGTGATGCCGATGGCGCCGGTGCCGGTGTTGTTGTGGCCTGCAGCGAACAGGGCTTGGCCGTCCACCGAAGTGGTGGCGTTGCCGGTGATCAAGGCCCACACCAGATCGCTCTCCAGGCGCCGGAAGCCGCGGCCGAGGATCTCGGGGACGCGCTCCAGTGCGCTCAGGTCGTCGTTGATGATGGCCTGACGGGTGATGGTCAGCTTCCTGGCGTAGGTGCTGATCCGCCACTGGTGCTGAGCCTCGGCCAGGGTGCCGGCCTTGTACTCGCCACCCTCAAGCAGAGCCGCGGGGCGGAGGTCGCCGGCGAGCACCAGGTCGCTGGAGAGCTTGAAGTCGGGCAGGTTCTGCTGGCGGGCCAGGGGCTTCCAGGTGTGGGGCTCCTCGGCGTAAGCAGCGTCCAGACTCTTGCCGGCCAGGTTGCTGAACAGCAGCGGGAAGTCGCTGGTGGAGTGGAAACCGCGCTGGACCAGCTCGGACTTCGACATGCCTCGGGTATCAACACCGCGGCTGTCGAGGAACATCCGGGCGTACTCGAGCAGCGTGTAGCCGCGGTACTGCCGGCCGATCTCGGTCACCTCAGAGCCGGGGGCGATCCGGTTCATCAGCGCATCACCGATGCCACGCATCAGCGTGTCGCCAGCGTCGCGGGTCACGGTGGCCGTCGCCGCAGGATGCCCAGCAGTGGACTGGCTCTGGTTGGCATACATCAGGTCGAAGATGCCGCGGATCACTTCATCGTGAGGCTTGCCGGAGTCGATGAACTCCTGGGTCTTCTCGGCGCTGAGCTTGGCAGCAGCGCAAGAACGGGTGATGTCGCGCTCACGCTTGAGCTCGGCCACGGTGCGCTCCAGCGTCTCGTCACGCTGGGGCTCCTGGGCCTGAACGGGGGCGGGGGCGGAACGCACCACCTCAGCCGCAG